GTAGATTCATCAGACAACTGACGAGCCTTATCAAACATCTGCATGTTCTCGTTGGATACGTTAGGGAACTTAGTGCCAAAAATAGCTTGACCAGGAGCCCCACCACTTCTGCGAAAGACTTTTCCTGGGTAAATATCTAAGCTTTGACCTGGAGTTAAGTTGTTTTCATCTACTTCTATTAATAAGTTACCTGATAAAGCAGCATTATCTACTGCCATACGCATAAAGCCATTCATAAGAGTTTGAGTATCGTCCATATTCTCTGCTAAACCAACCCCAAAGAATGAGTAAGGATTTACTTCGTAAGGTACAGCGTAATAAGGAATGATTTGTGGACTAAATGGGTTCATAACCAAACGTATTACCTGTCCGTTACAAATCCAAATATTACAATTAAGTTGTTCAGCATCTTTAAGTTCTGAAGGAATATCTACATCGTGATCTTTAAGAACATCAGCGTCAACATAACCCCAAAACTCTAAGACCTCATAACGCTCTGTAGCTGTTTCTTGGCTATCGTCTTCCATAGCCTGTTCCCACCACTCTTTAGAGTAAGACTGTCCAAACGATAAAGCTAAATCAACAGCATTCTTACGAAAGAATGGACGTTTCTTAAGAGAACGTACTTGTGTTCTAGACATTTTATGTCGTTCTACTACATACTCTGCTTCGTCCATAGAATTAGCGTCAGGGTCTGGGTAAAAGTTCCAAACAGACACAGCATCACACTGAGGCATTGTTTTAATACGAGGTTTATAGTTACCTTCGTCGTCCCAGTTAGGGTACTCTTTATCTACTGCAAAAGGGCCTTTCATAACACCAGTACCAAATAAAGCACATTCAAAAGCAGCTGTTCTAAGCTTCTTAGATGCACCTGATTCTTCTAATTGGTCATGTATTTTCTTTTCCATCTTCTTAGCTGCGACCATTGCAGGATGTACGGTTACTTCAGTAGCAGTTTTACCTTCACCTTCCTCCATAATATCGGCCACTGGAGCCAGTGAATCGGCTAATCCACCTAATCGTTCCATAAGGTCTGGGATAGTCTCTCCTGGGCGTAATTTGGCATCCTCTGGGCTAATATCAGAGCTATCTTGACCTTTTGCTTTCTGCATATCAGGGTTAGACTCAAAATGCATTGCTTCTGCAATACCCTCAGGTAGTCTAGTAGGGTCTATTGAGATTGGAAACTTGTTATTACCAAATAAAACCTCTACTAACTGACCATAGGCCGCTAATACTTTAGTTTTAGTAACTTTAACAAAGATTCTAGACTTTTCAGTACTTGTAAAAGCTACATCAGGGCCATAAATACCCCTATAATTACGGTATGATTTAACCCAACGCTCTTCGTCTGTGTATCTAGCTGTTTCAGCTCTTTTAAAACGATCAGTAACATAAGAAACTACTTTACCAACAGGCTCATCTGATGTCTCACCTTCTGGTATGTCGTCTATGTAAGAAGATTCTGAGTCTTCCATAACCGTCTCTAGTTCTTGTTCGTCCATTTCGTACTTATCCATGTTTATTCCTTAGTAGCCAAAGGTGGGGTCAGACATTTGAAAGCCTGATCGTTGTGTAGATGGGTCATAATCCCAAAGAGAGGACCTAGGTCTAGTCATTAATCCGTATCTTAAAGCATCATATCCGTGATCAATAGGACTTTTAGTATCTACATCTTCAAGATTATTCTTATCAAGAGGAAGAGAGGGTAATTCTGATATTAGGTTACGACAAGTGTTAAAGAATACTATCCTAGGTTCTTCTGTAAACTCATCTATTTGTAGTCGTCTATGTATTTCGTTTTTACCTGCAATACGTGATCCTTTGGATCGGTCTGATGGTCTCCATCTACATCCTTTTTGAATCATTTGCTCAGCTAATGATGGTCCAGTGTCTCCTCTGTTATGCCACAAAGAACTGTCTAAGACCCCATACCTTATCTTTTCACCTTTTTCTATTTCTATTATCATATCTGCTAAATCAGAAGCAGTAGTTTTATTTACGTATAGTTCCCTATATATAACTATCTGTTCACTAGGGGCTACTGCAAACCATAATACTGCTGTCATAGAACCGTACCCGTAGTCACATGCTCTAAATTTAGCCCAACTACTTGGTATCTCATAAGGCTCTACTACATGCTTTTTAGGGTTAAACTCTGAAAAAGCTGCACCTTCAGATATACTCCAGTCACCGTCTAATAACTGCCTACGTTGATGCTCTGGCATTGATAGCAAGTTAGCCTCATACATACCGTCTTCGGCTAAGTATGGGTTATTAAATAAATTAGCAGGTATAAACCTACGTTTAAATAAAGGTTCACCTTCTCTTGTGTGACCCTTAGGCCAAGCTATTATCTCACCGTTTTCATCTGTAGCATGGAATGATGTATTAGCAGGAGCTGGGTCTATAAAAGTCTTTTTAACCCAAAAGTGACCTGGGCCACCTGGGTTTGTGGTTGCTCTCATATAGAGAGGTAGTTTAGAGGAACTAGTAGCACGTAGACGTGATCTCATATAATTCCAAGCAAAAGGAGAAGGCCATTGTGTAAGCTCGTCGAGACCTATCCAGTTAAAGGCTTGCCCCTGATATCTCATAACGTCATCGTCTCTATCAAGGTACGACATCCATAAAGTAGCTCCACTAGGTGCTACCCAAGTCTTATCTCTTTCCATAAACTTAATACCTGGGACAGCCCTTGGGTATAGTTGTTTAGATACTGAAATAAGTTCTCTTAATTCTTCTGTACTACGTCTAACAAGAAGACCTCTAGAGTGAGAGTTGTTAAAGTATCGCACAGGGTCTGCAACCATTGCATATGATTTACCACCACCTGCTGCTCCACCATATAAAACTTCCTGCTCACTAGAAGCTAGGAAGTCTTCCTGAGGACCAGGATTAGGAGCAAATATAATGTCTTGAGCTTTCTTAACATCTATAGGCTCTGGTTTAGGCGTAGCAAAAGTAGGAGTAACCTCAGGAGTCTGTGTAAAGTTTTCTTGTACTTTTTCCACCGAGTCTTTCTTCTTCGATGACACGGGCTTTTTCACTGGCTTCTTGGTAACGCCTTGCATAGTCTCTATGGGCTGAGGCCGTATACCTTCGTTTTTCTTCGATGCTGACACGTTTGTTTAATCCTACATGTGAAATATATCTACCCGATTGCTCTGATAACCATCTAGCGACTAGGCGTAAACTATACTCTTTTAAGTATTTCTTAGCCATTTCTAGCATCTCTAGTTGGGCGGGTATAGGTTGAAGTATATCCTTATCACCCTCATCTTGTTCATATCCAAAAGGAATATGCCTACCTACCCTTACTATTGGGTAGTACTCCCCATCTAAACCTCTTTTAGGAATCTTCCATGCTTGGTCTATGGGGATAGCAGTTAATGTCGGGGCTTGTTTTCTAGCCATCTTATATCACACACACATTAGTTTGTCAAGTTGTTATTTAGTACTTCTTTTTCTGAGTACCTGGGTTTGACGCTCCACAAGCAACGTAACCACCTTTTCCATAACCCATTCTCTTAGCTACTGCAGGTGCAGCTTTCTTAAGAGCCTTCATACCTTTACTCATTTTCTTTCCAGCAACACCACCGTGATTATAACCAGACTTCTTCATGTCTGAGTCTTTCATCATCTTGCCGTCTGGCATCTTATGATAACCCTTCTTCATAACTACTCCTCCTTCGTTAGCTCTAAACTTAGCAGTCTTTTCTGCTATCTTACTTGGTTGTTTAACGAACTGTTTACCAGACGCTTTACCCTTACGTTTAGCAGCAGACGTTGCTGCATACTCTTGACTTGTTAAGGCATCTCTGGCTGCTTTAGGTAAATACCTTTCACCAGTAGCTTTCTTGCCTTGAGTAGATGGTTTACCTGACTTAGTACCCCACTCCTCTTTAGTCCATTTATTAAGTGATTTCTGAGGAGCCTTCATTTCTTGTAACCTCCACCTGCAGCTTTGTATTGCTTAGCAAGCATTTGTGCTTTACGAGCTGACCATTGACCTGCTGCCCCACCTTTGCTTCCTGCCTTGATCTTAGCAAACAGTCTTTTACGCATTGTAGGTTTAGTATAGTTTCCTGATGCATTTACTTTTGATTTTGTTTTAGATGCTGCCATTTTACTATCCTAATTATATGTTTCTAACAGGGTCATAATACTCTTCGACAGATATCATAATATCCATAGTGTTTGTAGTTTCACTATACGCTAATACTTTATCACCTGCATGTAAGTTAAAAAACCCACCATTGACTAAGTTATTAACAGAGTGTCCTGCCATACTTAAACCATTTGCAATATAATGATACTCGTTATCATCCTTGTGATAAAATTGAACATATACTTTTTTACTTGAGTTACTATTATTACTTAAGTGTAGATATCGTACTATAGCACTAAAGTTATTTGGACAAGTATATAATACTGTAGCATTAGCATCTGCAGCTGTAGAAGCTACAAGATAACCTTGAGTATGAAACTTAGTATTATCTAGCCTAGCCATACTACCACTTAGCCTTATCAGCCCAGTAGGCGGCACTCATTTTACCTTTAGCAATATTCTTGCCATGTCTAGCTTTAAATGAAGCACGTTTCTTTTTCATCTTATCTGATTCACCAGCTTTAGGTTTACCTGCAGTGCTAGCTCCTTGCTCTCCAAATCTAATCATCTTAATCGTAGTACCCTCTTTTGCTAGTACTACGTGTGATTTAGTTGGGTGCTTAGGTGTTCGCTTAGGTTTGTTATAACCTGAGAACTTTTCACCTCTATATTCTACCATACTATTCTTCTTTCTTTGCAGGTAGAATAAATACTGGTTCTACAGTAGATACTTCTACCTTTTCTGTTTTAACAAATCCTGCTCTGTCCATAAGGTCTTTTGCAGCTGTCATCTTTTCTTTAGCACCTAGCATGTCTACATCGCCCATTACTTTAAACATTGTATATGCAGCCTTAGTAGAAGACTGTGCTATAAACTTACGAGTAAGGTCTGCTATCTCGTCTACTAGAGAAGCTGTAACTGATGAAGTTGGAACATTATCGGAGTATCCAGCAAGTTTCTTTGCTTTCAAAGGATCACCCTCTGCTTGTTCAAATAGAACAGCTAAGAATAACTCTTGTTTTTCTGTGAGGGCTCTTTTTGTCATATTACACCTTTACCCATGCTTCATTTATATCTAAAGTTTCTGGGTCATCTGCTATAAAGTGACCATCTTCGTTTCTAGCTCTTTTATATTTAATCTCTTCTTTAGATTCTACTTGGCTTACAATGTCTACTATTTCCTTAATATCACATATAAAAGAACCATAGGGGTCTGTGACACCTACAACATCTCCTCTAGAAGTAACTACTTGGTCAGAAGACACAAAGTACCCAATACCTTCTAGTCTACTCTCGTGCTTTTTTAAATCCATTACTTACCCCTTTTTATGAGTACCTGGGTTAGAAGCACCACATACGACATATCCACCTTTATTGTACTTACTAGCTTCTGCTTTACGTGAAAAACTACGATTAGTGCCTTTAAGTTGAACCCTTAAATTCTTAACAGAATTATCGTTAGGGTTACGATTCTTATGGTCAACATCCTTACCGTCCCCTTTTTTAACTAGTCCACCTTTTTCTAACATACGTCTAGCTGCTTTACGCGAACGATTAGCTGCTAAGTCTGATTTAGGTGACTTAAGTTGAAGAGCACGCTCTCTCTTGTAGTCTCTTTTATAATTAGGTGAACTAGGCATTATCAAACAAACATATTGAAGTAATTACTGTACCAGTAGTTAACTTTAGTTTTACAGATATAGACGCAGGGTCTAGGTTCCAACATCCAAAACATTTACCACAAGGCTTATCCTTGTCATTCCAACAGTAACCTAACATCTATTTTCCTTTACTTGGGTTTGTCCATTTGTCTACCATCTTTTCACCAGAACGACCAACTACGTAGCCTCCAACACCAAGAGTTAATAGATTCCAAAGTTGATCGGGTAGTTCCAATACATTATTCATAATCTCTGGATAAGCGATTGCTATTATAGGGAATACTAAATAGTTAACAGCTATGATAGCTATAACAATTAGCATTAAAAGAGGTCTCCAAGAAGCAGTCAACCAGTTAGTTGATGAAGCTTCTGCTAGTATG